AACATCAAAAATTCGAACTCGAACCAGTCAACTAAAGGCTAATAAATGGGGGGGGTAATTCCCCCCCATATCCGCCTAAAAGGAGCTTAACAATGTTGTCCTTCCCTGCCGGCAATCAACCTTCCGTCCTTACTTCTGGTCATAACTTTTCCCAGGTGCCCAAGGCTGATATACAACGTTCTCAATTCAATCGCTCTCATGGCTATAAAACTGCATTTAACTCTGGCTACTTAATCCCTGTCTATGTCGACGAGGCTCTGCCTGGTGACTCTTTCAATCTCAAAATGTCTTCGTTCGCTCGTCTCTCAACTCCTATCGTACCATTCATGGACAATCTTTATCTCGCGTCCTTCTTCTTTGCGGTTCCATATCGTCTGGTATGGTCTAACTTCAAAAAATTCTGCGGCGAACAAGCTACAACTGCCGCTTCAACAAACTACACTCTGCCGGTCTTTACGGCTTATACTCCTGCGGCTGAATCTCTCTCTGACTATATGGGTATTCCCATCGGCGGAGCAACAACTCCTATCGGCGCGGGCGGTACTCTCTCGCACGTGTCACTCTGGCATCGTGCGTATAATCTTATTTGGAACGAATGGTTTCGTGACCAAAATCTCCAGGACTCGGTAACTGTCGACCTTGGCGACGGTCCTGACGCTATCGCTGACTATGTTCTACTTAAAAGGGGTAAACGTCATGACTACTTTACGTCATGTTTACCTTGGACTCAAAAAAATAATACAGGTACGGCTGTCTCCGTCGGACTTGGTGGAACTGCTCCTATTATTCTTAATCCTACTACAGGTGCTTTCGCAAATGCAGGATATGTAAAAATTCAATCAACTGGCGCCGACTCCGGAGTCGGCTCTCTCGGTATGTCCGCTACTGGCCAAATCGAAAACTCTGGAACTGGTGTTGACCTCGTTTATGACCCGCGTGGAACTCTAAACGCGGACCTCGCCGCCTCATCCGGTATCACTATCAATGCTCTTCGTCTCGCCTTCCAAACTCAAAAAATGTATGAACGTGACGCTCGTGGCGGAACTCGCTACCGCGAAATCGTACAATCTCATTTCGGGGTTCTTGACCCGAATGACTCCCGTCTTCAACGGCCTGAATATCTTGGTGGAGGAACGTCTCCTATCATGCTCTCGCCTGTTCCTCAAACCTCGGCAACTGCCGGCTCTCTTGCAACTGGCCGTCTTTCTGCTGTCGGCATTCACGCTCAAAAAGGACAGGGGTTCGTTAAATCTTTCTCCGAACACTGCCTTATTATCGGTATGGTATGCGCCTATGCTGATTTAACTTATCAGTGTGGTCTCGACCGTATGTGGTCGCGCTCAACTCGTTTGGATATGTACTGGCCGGCTCTCGCAAATATTGGGGAACAGGCTGTTCTTAATAAAGAACTCTACTGTCAAGGTTCTACTAATGCGGCGCAGGATGCGGCCGCTTTCGGCTATCAGGAACGTTTTGCCGAATATCGTTACAAGCCTTCACACATCACTGGCAAAATGCGGTCTCATTATGCAACACCGCTTGACTACTGGCATCTCTCACAAAAATTTACCGGGCTCCCGACGCTCGGCTCCACCTTCATACAGGAAACCCCTCCTGTCGACCGTGTGGTCGCCGTGAATACGGAGCCTCAATTTTTCTTTGACGCGTTCTTCGACCTCAAATGTGCTCGTCCGATGCCGACTTATTCTGTCCCAGGTCTTATCGACCACTTTTAACGGAGGAACTATGCAAATGGACTGGATGACGCTCGTAATTGTAATACTCAACGCTGTTCTGACTGTGTTTACGAATCTTGATGTAAACCGTAAACGAAATCAATTTCGGGAAACTGACTAATGGGTTTTGGCTGGGATGATGCTATCGGTTTAGGACTCGGCGGTATGTCTATGTATACAAACGCCAAATCTGCTCAAGACTCAATTCGCGGCATCGAATTGATGAACGCGGCTAATGCTCAAGAGGCCCAAAAAAACCGCGACTGGCAGGAGCGAATGTCATCTACCGCGCATCAACGCGAAGTTGTAGACTTGCGTGCGGCAGGATTAAATCCTATACTATCTGCTACTGGTGGTTCCGGAGCTAGTTCCCCGGGCGGTTCAATGGCTGTAATGCAAAATATTCAAGAACAAGCGGCTCCTATAAAAGCTCAAATGGCAAACCTCGCGGCTAGTACAGCGAAAATGATTGCTGAAACAAATACTGAACGTTCACGAAAGGAGCTCACAGATGCTCAAACGGCTGCTGCTGGTGGCTCTCTTACTACTAAATTTGGAAACATGCCTTGGGATCGTGTTGTTGCTCTTCTCAGTGGTGGTGCTAATAATGCAAAAAATGTAGGCGGTAGTATTAAAGATTACTTTAATACAAAAAAACAAACCTCGCGAGATGTCCGGAAACGGATTCTCGCGTCATCTAAAGGAAACTAAAATGATAACTGCGCGTGCGCAATACGACAATCGACCTACTCTCGTCTCTGATATCTCATTTGAAGGGGATAAAGGGGTAACAAAACAATCGGACCTCAAGGATACCGACATTAATGCTATTTTCAAACGGTTTGAAAGAACTGGTCAACTCCCCGATATGATTAAAGCTGATGGTCGTTATGGTGACTTCTCGGCCGTTCCTGATTATCAGGAGGCCGTTTCTATCGTCCGTACTGCTGAAGAACAATTTGCAAATCTGGACGTAACTATTCGTAATCGTTTCGAAAATGACCCTGCTCGCTTCTTGGCTTTTGCCACGGATGAAAAAAATATTGATGAACTTGAAAAAATGGGTCTTCTGAAACCTGAAACCATTGCCGCGCGGGTGGCTGAACGCAAGGCAAAACAGGCGGAAGCCGACTTGGTAACAAAAACACATCGTGAAGCAACTGAAAAGGCTTTAATCGAAAAAATTAAGGCCGAACTGCATAAGTGAGGCCGCCAGCACTAGAGTCTTACTTGATAATCTAGTGCTGACTGACACCAAAACAAAGGGGGTAGTAAATGACTGACGAACAACGGGTCCGTCTTTCAAATCGTGTAGCTCTCTGTGAACGAGAAATTGAAGGTATTAATCACCTTCTCGCTCAATGTGGTGAAAAACTTAAGTTCTGGAAAAATGAAAAATCTGCCGCGCAAGCGGAACTAATCGGTATGCAACTCTGTCTGAATCTACGATGTTCAACCTGTGGTGACTAAAAATGAAATTCAGAAAAAAAATGGGCAATAAAAAATCGAAAAAGTATTTTTCGAAAACGGCTGGTTCCCAACACGTCCATCCGAAAAATGCTTCTATTATGCCTATGCGCGGTGGTATCCGCGCTTAAAAGGAGTCTCTATGCCGTGTTATCATCCGATACCGGCCTGGCAACTCCTGAATGTCAAAACGGTCAATGGAAAGCCGTCGCTTTCCTTTAAAGACCCGTATGCCAAGCCAAATAAAAATCGTTTACCTATACAAGTGCCCTGTGGGCGCTGTCTCGGCTGTGCGCTGGAAAAATCTCGTCAATGGGCTGTTCGCTGTGTTCATGAATCCCAACTACATGACGACTCCTGCTTCATCACTCTCACTTATGACCCAAAATATCTCCCGGACTACGGCTCTCTCGTAAAAGAACACTTTGTTCTCTTTATGAAACGGCTCCGCAAAGCAATCGAGCCTATAAAAATAAAATTCTTCATGTGTGGGGAATATGGGGAAGAAAATCTACGTCCCCATTACCACGCTCTAATCTTCGGATATGACTTTCCTAATAAAAAATTATTCTCTGAAAATAAGGGTGTCTGTCTCTATACTTCTGAAATGCTTTCTAATCTATGGCCGTATGGCTTTTCAACTACCGGCGCAATCTCTATGGATTCTGCCTCTTATGTATCTCGCTACTGTCTAAAAAAAATAAAATCAAAAAACGAAATTCCTGAAATGGATGCGGATAACTTCTCTGGGCAGATTCCTGAATATGTAAATATGTCTCGCGGCGGTCGTACTGGAAAAGGCCTGGCCTATAACTGGTATGTAAAATTTCAATCTGATATTTTCCCTTGCGACAATGTGGTAATAAAAGGAAAAATCGGAAAACCTCCTCGCTACTATGACAAACTCTTCGAACTCGATAACCTCCCTGAATATGAAAAAATAAAACTTGACCGTAAGGCTAAAGCTTTAGATAATGTAGCCGATAACACTACAGCAAGGCTCCTAGTAAAGGAGAAATGTAAGGAAGCTCAAATCGGTCAACTAAAAAGGGGGTATGAAAATGGATGCTGAAACATTTTCTGGTCTATGCAAGGTTCGCTCCATGATGGAGCAACGCGAATGGGTATGTGCTCGTAATATCTTCGATGATACTATGAATGCATATCTGGAAAAAAACGGGAAGCCAAATGGGCTTACCTGTAAATGTGAAAACAAAAAAAAAGGGGTGAATGCAAATGAAAATAAAACTCTTCGTGGTGTATGATTCTAAAACTGAGTCTTACGGTGTACCCTTCTTTCGGGATTTCACTGCTAATGCTCTGCGGGAATGGTCGGAAGTGGCATCAAACAAATCCGATAAACAAAATCAGGTATCGAAATTCCCGGCGGACTTCACTCTTTTCGAAATCGCAACATTCGAACAATCGTCGGGGATTCTGGAACTTTATCCGACGAAACGTAATCTAGGTCTCGCGTCTGAACATCAAAAATTCGAACTCGAACCAGTCAACTAAAGGCTAATAAATGGGGGGGG